ATGGAAAAGCACTCATCGTCCACGGATTCGACGAAAACGGTCACGCACTCCGATACCAAGTCGCGGGGGTTTGGCGGCCCGGCTACCCGGTCCCGACGGTATATGGCTACGCCATACCGGATGCTACGGCTCCTCGCATCGGCCGTATTACGTATGTTCAAAAAGATGTTACGGCTGGGTCAGTCCGCCTCTCCACTATCGACGACTCGGGAGTGACCGGTCAGTTGCTCGCGGTTTATGAGCCTGACGAAGAACTGCCGCAGTATCGCCGCATCAATCTCGCGCGACCATTTTCCTGCATCCGGCTGGCCTACCGCAAGGCGACGCCGGCAGTCTCCAGTTCCTACGACCGAATCCCGCTGAAGAGCAGGCTTGGGTTCCTGCTGGCCCTGCGCGCGTGCAAGGGGTATCAGGAAGTGGACCTCGCGAACGCTCACGCCTTCGAGGCGGATGCTGTCCGGTTGGAACTCGAAGCGCAGAGCGCCTCGGAGCCGTCAATCGCTTTCCCGATTCAGGTCATGGACTTGAATCAGGTTCAGGACAAGTCGGATTACGAAATCTCGTGAGCGACCGAATTTACGATTTTGACCGGGCCATGATTGGCGGCGCCAAGTCGGACGCCGACCCCGCCGCCCTGCCCGCCGGGTTCTATTGGATGGGCATCAACGTCGTGAACACGGGCGGGCTTCCGGGCTGCCGTCCCGGGTTCGACTGCGTGGTGCGCTTCCCGGACGGCAAGATGCAAGGCGGCGCATTCTTCCGGCCCAAGATTGGCTTGGAGCAGGTCGTTGTCGTCATCGACGGAAACGTCTATGCCGCCGAGTTCCCCTTCAAGAACTTCCGCGCGCTCCCGGGCATTCGCCTGTCTGAAACGGCCAAGCAAGTTTTCTTCTGTCTGACGGAGCAAGCCGCGCGCCGGGTCACGACCGATTTGGAATCCGCCATTGAACTGATTACCCCTCGAAATGTCCTCCTCATCCAAGACGGCGGCCAGTCCGCCCCGGTGTGGTTCGACGGCTCGCAAGCGGGGCAGGACCGTAACAATCAGTATGGCATCCCCGCAGGCGGTCCGATGGTCTGGATTGGCGACCGGCTTTGGGTATCTAAAGGCAACTACGTTTTCGCCTCGGACATCGCAAACCCATTCAGCTTTCGCGAGCAAGTTTACCTCGGCGGCACCAGCGCCTTTGTCTTCCGTCGTGAAATAACCGCGATGGCGGCCTCCCCGGAGACCGAAGCCCCGCTCTTGCTCGTCTTCACCGATGAGAATTGCGAGTCCGTCGCCGCGAGCATCCGGGACCGGGACTCGTGGGCGGCCACGCCAAACTTTCAATCGCCCGTGTTCGATGTTGGGTGCGTTTCCCAGCGGTCAGTTGTCAACCAGTTCGGCCAACTCATCTGGTTTTCCACGGCGGGCGTTACGTTCTTCGATGCCGCGGTTGCCTCCAAGCACGAATCCCGTCTTCCTGTCCGGGACTCCGAGATGGCCGTGAGCAAGGCGCAACTCTCTGGCGACCTCAGCCTGATTGCCGGCGGTTCCTTCGGCCCCTTTATGCTGATGAGCGTTCCGGCGGCCGACCGCTACAACGCGCATACGTGGGTTCTGAACAACGCGCCCATCGAATCGGTGGGCGGCGCCACTCCGGCGGCGTGGTGTGGCTACTGGCTCGGTGTGCGGCCCGTGGAGTGGCTCTACGGCGTCGTGGCGGGCGAGGAGCACGCATACTGCCTGTCGGTGGACACCGATGGAGCAAACCGGCTCTGGGAGGGTTTTCGACCCCACCGGCTCGACAATGGCTGCCCTATCACATGGGCAGTTTACTCGCGCGGCTACTTCGGCGACGGCGCTGGGCAGATGCCCGGAAAGCTCCCCGGCGGCCCGTGCCGGTTCGCGACCTCGGACCTCGCGCTGTGCAACATCGAAGACGACTTGGACCTTGCGGTCTTTGTGGCCCCGGTTGCCCGCGGGTCTTTCCGCCGAATCTACACGAAATCGTTCAAGGTGTCCCGGGGAATGATACAGCCGGACATCCCGATTCTGACGGACACGGACCTCTTCGCCTACAAGCCGCAGAGCCGGCGATTCCGAACGGCGGATGCGCGGCAGTGTGAGACAGACCCGGTAGAAGAGGGTTGCCCTGTGGAAGCTGGAGAACTTCAAGATGTCGATGACGCTTTTCAGTTACTTATTGTGGGAAGCGGACCCGCTACGCTTCGATGGACGCGCCCTCAAGCCCAGCCGGAGAAAGAGGACGCCTACGCCGACGGAGACGCATTCGACAGCGAAACGAAGCCAAACGGAGTCCGGTTCGACGGTGTTTCTGCCTCGGCCGACACGGAGCAGGAAATCGCGGATTCTCTTACCGCCTTTCCCTTCTCCGAGTTCACCGCCGCCCGGATTGTCACTCTGACGGCTTTCGGGATTACCGCCACGGGAGTCGGCTCGGCGACCAATCCAATCTCGCAGGCATCGGTGGACCGCGTGGCCGACCGGATTGCGGAGCGGGATGCCGCCAACGGAATTCAGCAGGCAGCGCCTCCCATCTACAGCCTTAGCGGGGTGATAACATGAGCCGCGTATTTTCCTACCTCGACGTGATGGCTATGCGAATCGTTCCGCTTCGCTATTCGGCCCCGCCCATCTGCCTTTACGCTTTCTCCAGCACTGGCTCGCAGACGGTAGTGCTGGCCCCCCTTGAGTTCAAGAGCGGGCCAACCGGTCTGTCGGTGAATCGCATTGGCGGCGGCCTCCATCTGTCGTGGGGCTCGTATCCGGGAGTCATCTGTTACACTGTTTACAAGCTGGAAGACCCGAACAATCCGCTCAGTCCCTACGTGGTAGTTGCCCAGTGCATCGAGGACACTACCATCACCATCCCAGAGACGGGTTGCGAGACTTACATCGTGACTGCCCTCACCCCGGATGGCGAATCCCAGTCTTCCGAGACGTTCACCGTCGGGCCGGATTGTCTGGCACAAATTTTCTGGAACTCAGAGCAGTCGGTGGTCATCCCCTGCCCGGTCGGAACCACGGGGGCCGACGGGGGCTACACCACGGCAGCGGACCTGTTTGGAGCCAACTCGCAGGCGGTTGCCGACGCCAATGCGCTCGCCTACGCCAACGCGAACCTTGTGCAGCCCACCTGCGTCCCGGATGGCGGTGGCGGCGGTCCGCTGGTGTATTCCTTCGCGTTCAACCCCATGACCCAGCCGGCGGCCTGCCTCGGGTCCATGTTCGCCAGTGAGACCTCGCTGGTCCACACCGGGCCGGATTCTCCGGTCCTTCCGTTGCTCTGGTCCTACGTCGGGGACATCCCGGACGGAATGGTTCTCGCGCTGGACGAAGACGATTTTCTGGGCGGTCGCGGATTTTGGCTGGATGGGGTTCCCACCAACACCGGGGTTTACGATTTCTCAGTCGCCGTGTCGGACAGCGCGGTCCCGGCATATTCCACCATTCGGGATTACACCTTTGTCGTGGCGGAGATAGACAACGCGGCCACCCTCACGGCGGCCACGGAGGCAGTTCCCTACTCCGTAACTCTCACCCAGACCGGTGCAGTTCCTCCGGTCACGGTAAGCTGGGCGGTAACATCCGGCGTGTTGCCAGATGGACTTACTCTCGACTCCGCCACTGGAGAAATCTCCGGGACACCGACCGTTCCGGGAGTCTTCGTGTTCACTGTCACTCTATCCGGGGACATCCCTGTCTGATATGATTTTTCCCCTTTGTGAAAAAGAGTTTTCCATCACCGTCGCGGGAACGGGAGAATTCTTCAATCTGGAAGCGCACACTGCTTACGCTTGGTGCGACAATGACCCGGTTCCGCTCTACGCGGCGACCATCGGTATCGGTATTTCTTCCTCCTTTGTATCACAGCAGGATGCGGAAGACGTGGCCTGCGCGGCAGCCCGAGCGGCTCTTACCGCGTCAATGCCCGGCCACTGCGCGAACTTCACCCTTGCCGCGGGGTGCAATAGCTCTCCCCCTTTGTATAGCAATGTTGCCGTCGCTGGTCTGGTTTACTACTGCGATGGTGATTGCGGAAACATTGGCAAGTTTCTGACGGGCACCTGCGTCGCCGCGGATAGCTACTACTCCCGGATTTCTCAGGTGGACGCAGATGCACAGGCGCAAGCCTTCCACCAGTATCTTGTGGATTTCGTCGCGAACGACGGGGCCGCTGAGTGCTTCCCCAACGGACCGCCGTCCTCCTGCGGAGCTTGCTGACAGTAGCGGTAATTGACACCTTTCTGATATGAGCCTTCTCGACACAAATCTGCTGGTGCAAATGGCCCGGCTTCCGGTGGATTTCCGCGGAAGCCCGCAAGACCTCGCGGACACGATGGTCGGCAACATGCGCATCGTCTCCCCGGTGGGCACGAACTTTTTTGTCGTCGGCGACATCGAACCGACCAGCAATGTCGGCCCGTGGTTGAAGTCCGGCCGAAGCTGGTGGACGTGGAGCGAGTCCATCAAGCGGTATGCCCCGCAGGACATCACGGAGTCGGAGAAAAACTGGTTCTGGGCAGGCGTTGATGTGCCTACCTCGACGCCCCCGCTGATTTGGCTGGAGACGAACGCCTCGGGCCGCGCGACGGGCTGGAAGTATTTCAACGCCACGCTGAACGTCTGGGAGTTCTTCGCCGGCCCGGTGCTGGCTGGCCCCGGCGGTGTAAACGGCGCCGACCGCCCCACCAGTCCCGCCGAGTATCAGCAATTTTTCGACACCGACCTCTCGGTCCTGCTCTGGCAGGAGCGCGGTAAATGGCGCACGGTGTCCGGCGTCCCCGGCGACATCAAGGCCGTTTTCTTTGACACGCTGGCCGAGGCGCTGGAGCACAATCCGGGCTGGGTCTATTTCGGCGAAACTGGCGCAGCCTCCGGCTTCCGTGGGCGCATCATCATGGGTGCTACCAAGGACTCGGGAGCTTCCCCCGAAGCCGCGTATGCGCCGCCGAACGACGTAGCGGCCCGGGCGAACAAGGAGACCTTCGGCGAGACCGACGGCATCACCATGTCCACGACCTCGCCCGTCCCGCTGCCGCCGCAGGTTGCCTTGTGGCATCTCATCAAGGAATAATGGCGCTCCGCACCCGGCGCCTTTTTCCGTTCGAGTTCGGCCCGTATTGGCGGACGCTGGCCCCGCAGATTGACGCCTCGGTGAAGTATCACGGGAAGATGGACCCGGAGCACACCGTCGGGACGATGCTGCCGCTGCTGGAAAGCGTCCGGGCGGTGGCCTTTCTGCTCTACGACGACGAGCGACCAACGACCTGCGCGGGGATGCTCTTCGGGTTCATCGCGCCGAATATGTTCACGGGCGCTCTGGAGGGGCTGGAAGGTGGTTGGTTTGTCGCTCCTTGCGTCCGCCGGAGAAATTCAGCACTTCTTTTGCTGAAGGCGTTCGAGGAGTTCGCCAAGACCGCCGGCTGCATCCGCGTGCTGTCCGGCTCGACAATTTCGCATAGAGCGGGAGCGATGAGCCGGCTCTATCGGCGGCTCGGGTATCAGCCTCACGCGGAGGCATTCAGCAAGGAATTGTAATGGACGGAGTATTTGGAGCCATTGGAAGCGTTGCAGGTGCCGCTATTTCCGCCAGCGCCACGAAGAGCGCGGCGGAGAAGCAAGCGAACGCGCTGAAGGAAGCGCGCATCTACAACTATGTCAACCTCGACCCCAACCTCATCAACGCCAAGGCCAAGGCCGCCGACATCAAGCGCGCCCAAGGGCAGATGGCGCTTCAGTCGCAGATTGACCCCAATCTGGCCGCTGCGCGAAATCTCGGTTCGGCTGCCGTGGCAAAGGGCGCTGCCGAGATTGGCTCCGCCGCGTCCGACCGCGTAGCCGCGCAGGCGGAAGGCTCTTTGGTTTCTGATGAGCGAATCGGCCAGTTGAAGGACCAACTCCTGAAGGCGGCGCTCAACGATATTTCTTCCGGCTCGACACTCCCCCCGGACCTGCAAGCGGAACTTGTCAAAGCTGGGCTAGAGAAGGGGGGAGCGGCGGGCGTCGGCTTGAATCCGAAATCGCTGGCAGGCCAGAACACGCGCCAACTTATCGGCGAGCGCGGCCTCGCTCTGCGCAACGAGCGCCTTAACCGCGCGACGGCCTTGACCAAGTTCGCTTCGGACTTGGAACAGAACCGCACGCGGTTGCTCACGGACCTTTTCCCTCGCCTCCAAGGCCAGCAAGCCAATAACGCGGCGCTGGGCGCGGGGGCCGTTTCTCTTTCGCAGTCCATGATGCCTTCGGCCGGACTGTCGGGCGAGAATATCGCAAGTCTCTGGCAGGCGCGAGTCCTTGGGACTAGCAACCTGACTCAGCAAATCGGCAACACGCAGGCCAGTGCCGCCGCGTCGATGGGCAACATCTACGGCAAGCTGGCCGGCGGACTCGGCGAGAGTGCCGGGAAAATCTATCAGGGCATCACGAACCCGGCGACTACCAATCCGGTAGGTAGTGGCGGAGCGACCAGCTACGGCGGGGTGGCATAACATGGGCACCCCTCTCAAATACACAGGCCGGACTCCTGCCGCAGCCCCGGTAAAGCCGGCGACCAATCAGGTCTGGCATCTGCCTCCGGCCTTTCGGATGAACACCGCCCCGAAGCCCTCGGAGAAGCGGGCGGCCGGCCAGTCCTTGCTTCCCCCGGCCGCGCAGGGCAAGAAGACCACGGCTCCGCTGGCGCAGGATGACCAGAGCCGGACGAATCGCATCCTTGAGCAGATGGGCATCACGGATACCGCCCTCGGCTCCCGGAACATTTTCGACACGCGGAAGGGCGCCAGCACGGCCACTTTTGGAAACCCTGCTTTTGATAACAGGCCGACCATCGAATCCCGAACCGGTCCCGGCATCAAATACACGGTCCCGAAGTCCGCGGCTGCCGCCGCCGCCGCCCCCAAACTGAACGACCCGGCGCTGGCCTCCCGCGGCTCTTCCGCTGCTCCCACAGTCAAGGTAGTCGGCCAAAGCTCTGTGTATCAGGGCGAGAACGGCGGCGGACTTGCGCAGTCAGTCAACAGCCTGAATACCTCGCAGGAAGAAGCGGCGGCCCTGCAAGAGCAGTGGCGCCAGCGTCTTTTCGGTATCGCGTTCAGTGGTCAGGGCGGAGTGGGAACCGACGAAGGACTGATGCAGCTAAGTCAGTCGCAGAACGCTCTCGGGCTGCTGAACACCAGCTTCGGAGGCAAAGGCGTGATGGGGGGCGGCCTCGACATCGCGGCCATCGTCCGCGCCCGGGCAGACTATCAAACCAAGGCGGCCGAACAGATGCGCAGAGCCGACAACGAAGGGTCTCTCCGCTGGGAACAGCAGAAGATTACTCAGGCTCCCTCTAACCCGTGGTCCTTGGAAAGTTCGTGGGACCGGGACGCCCGCAAGAAATTCAACACCCGAAACATGGAAGCTACCATCCTCGGAGTGAGTCCGTCTAGCTTCTGGTCCTAACTCCTATGGCATTCAACGACTCGCAACCTAACGTCCTAGTCAACCCGCTCCCGTTCATCTCGGGGGTGCAAGACCCTACTGTCATCCCGCGTGCGGCGGCCAGCTACGACGCCGTGGCGCAGGGGGCACTGCAAGCCCGTGCCATCGGCGAGCCGTTCAGTCCGAAGGCAAATGCCGAGACTCAGGCGGCCATCGCCGAGGCCAACCTTCGGCGCAAGACGGCGCAGGACGAAGAAATCAATGGCGCGAAGAAGGCCATCGTGGTAGCCCAAGGCGCGGCGTCCAAGATGGCGCTCGAAGACCTGAAGTTCAACGAGAACACGCGCGGCTGGCATGAGGCTATCAAGACGGGCCGCATGTTTGACGAGTTGCACGAGATTGCCCTCGGGGGCAGCAAGGAAGCCGCCGATGCCATGTCTTCCCTGTTTGTCATGGCCGGGCAGAGCTTACCCCGCAAGCTGAGTGGTCAGATTGACACCGAGGCGGCGCTGGCGCAACTCCCGGAGATGAATGCTTGGAACCAAGAGGTCAAGCAGGCCCGGGCCATCCAGAACCCAGACAATCTTTTCTATCAGGAAGAGGTTCGCCCCGTCGCAGGCGGACTTCCGGGGGCCACTTACAAGACCCGGGTCCGATACAACAAGGCCACCGGGCGCCCGTGGACGGAGGATGAGCAACGGAATGCCGTCGCCAAGGAGAGTATGACCTTCTCCCAGTGGAAAATACGCCGGGATAAACAGGGAGGCGCTCCGGTAGCTGCCCCTGCCAATGGTGCCCCGGCGAATACAGCGCCGGTCCCGGACCAGCCCGGCGCGGTGGCCCTCAACCCTCCGGCTGCCGCCAAGGCTGCCGCACTGTCCGCGGTCAACTCTGGTTCTGCGACTCCCGTCGCGGTAGCCGCAGGTGCGCTCGGGGTATCGCCAAAGGACATGCCGGCAGTCAAGGGGCTTCCTGCTGGCTTCTCCATGAACGCACTCGGGCAGGTCGTGGACTCCTTTGGCTCGGTGGTTACTGACTTCGACCCGGGCAAGAAGGAAGGCCACAACCGGACTGAATCCCAATACAAGGCGATTGACTACGCCATCCGCATGAAGCTGGGAGACGATGCGTATTCCAACCTCATCGCACAAGGGTTCAATCCGGCATCTTGGTCCACATACATGCAAGACGCGACTATCTATCCCGATTTCCTGCGGACGGACCTGATGACGGTATTCGATACGATCGTGGATTCCACGGCGAACGCCATCCTCCGTCGCGACTCCGGCGCAGCCATTACAGCCGACGAACGGGCGAGCTACCGGAAGATGCTTTTCCCAGTTATCAACGACTCTCCGCAAGCGGTGGAGTTGAAGCGGAAGCTTCGCGTGTCCATCCAAGAGACCCTCCGACGGGAAGGCAGCGCCGAGGCGCAGCTTTCGCCCGAGGAGCTCGCCGTGCTTACTCAGGTTCGCGGCACGCACGCGCAGCTTGGCGTCAAGCTCCCGGGAGAATCCGCTCCCGCTGCCGCGGCGAATCCGCTTCCCGGCGGCGCTATGCGTAGCCCGAACCCCGGAAAATACTACGTCCAAAAAGGCACAGTCCAACCCAAGGCCCAGACCAGCGGTGTGAATATCAATATCCCGCCGCTCAATCTCCAGCCGGCAAAGAAGTAGTAGCCCTTGACCCGACGAGATTTTTCTGGCACTCTTTTGAGTATGCCAGAATCTTTGTCCCCCGAAACGCCGCCCGAAGGATACCGCCTCGCCACGCCCGAGGAAAACGCGGAGCTTTCCAAGCTCGACACCGCTCCTGCGGCTGGTGGTCCTCCCCCGGGCTACGAAGAAGTGGGGGCCGCCGACCTTCCCGATGAGGTTCTCCGTGCGGAGGCTCTCGCCGGCAACCTCAGTCCGGCCCAGATAGCTCGGGAGAACCGGGAACGGTATCAGACAGACCCCGTATTCAAGAAGCGGCTGGCCGATGCCATGTTCGCGACCGAGGAACAGGGATTTCAGCTTTCCGACTTGAGTCTCCCGGACATGGCCAAGGGCGCCGCCCACATGGGCAAGAGCTTGGTCGAATACACCGCACAAGTTCCCCTCACTCTCCCGGGCGTTCCGGCGACGGCCAACGCAATCCGAAATTTCCTGAAACGCTGGGACACCAGCGACGCCGCGATTGACGCTTCCACCAAAGAGGGCGGAACGGTATTTGCCGCTCCACTCATCAAGGGAGCACTCCACAAACTGAACGAAGTCGCCGACTCGATGGTCAAGCCGAAGTTGATTGCGGCCACCGAAGGCGCGCAGGTGGGCATGGCGGAACTGGTCAAAAAGGGTGCCCGCAAAGCGGCGAACCTTGTTGATTTCGACGGCAAGACGGATGAGGAACGTGCCGCCCGGCTGGATGACGCCATCGAATCCGCGGACATGATGGAAGGCATCTCCAAGGGTGAGGGCGTTTGGACGCAGCGCCTTCAGGGCAAGCATCTCGACGAGATGAAAAAGAAGGGCGTCAAGCTGGACCCGCAGACCGTCAGTGAACTCATGGCGGGCGACCCGCTTACTTTCTACGGATTCGGGAAGGCGTTCGGGGCGGGGACGGCACTTATCGGTGCTTCGGGCCGGGTGATTGCGCGGGCGCCCACGTTCGCCGCAGCGCAGGCGACCAAGAACGCTTTGCGGACGGCGCAGGTTGCCAAGCTCTCTGCCGACGCCCGCCTCGCCGGAATCGCGTCCGCTGAGAATGCCACCGCAGCCGAAGCAGCAGCCGCGAATCTTCGGGCGGCCAAAGCGGGCATGACCCCCACCGCCAAGCTTTTCGCGGGGGCCGAAGATTTGGCTGGTGGGATAAAGACCATACCGCAAAAGCTGGTTGGCGCAAGCTTCTGGTCGGCTGGAAAGACGGGAGAACTGGTGGCGACCGTCGCCAAATGGGCAGGAAAAGCAGCCCCGGCTATCGGGCTGGTCAAAGGCTTTGCAGAAGGCGGTCCCATCGGCGCACTGGCCGGACTCAAGGCCGGCGAAATGTCGGGGAAACTCATTCAGGCAGGCGCTATCCGGGCGGGCGTGCGTACGGCCAAGGTCAGCAACTTCGGAAAATCCGTTTACAAAGACGCGGCCACGACTCCCGCACAGCAGGCGACCATCGACCTCGCGGCGGGCGCTGGCAAGGTAGCGGGGGGAGCCTCCAAGGGTCTTGCCATCGACCTCGGTGTCGGCGCGGCGACCTCTGAGAGTCCTGAAGACACGCGCGGCATCACTCCGCTGGGCGCTATCTTCGGCGCGGCCCACGCGGTTCCCGGCTCGGCTCGTCATTTTCTACAGAATCAGCTTCTCGCCCCGCGAAACTGGGCGGACACGAAGCCTACGGCAACGAAGCCCTACGGAAATTTTCCGACGCTCGACGCTCTGCACGCGGAGGCTCAAGGAATCGCGTCTGAGGGCGTCAAGCAGCGCCTCGGCGCCCTGCGCACGTTCATGGACCCTACGGGGGTGGAAATCTACCAGATGCCCAGTCGCGGCGCACTGGAGAGCTTCCTAGTGGAGCAGTTCCAGAGCGAGGGGATGACCGGAGGCGACGCACTGGCACAGGCCAAGGAATTCGCGGGGAACGCCGGTCTGTTTACACGGCTTACCGACTCCACCGGCAAAGTCCGCCGGGTGGGGCTTCTGGTTGACCCTGCCCCCGCGCCGCACGAAGCTTTTCATGGGCTGGAAGACGTTCTTGGAGCTCCGGCAGCGGAAGCCCTCCGGGACATGGCGGCCAAAGAGTATGGCCCGCGCTGGAACATCGAGGGGCGATATTATGCCAACCGGCTCGCCGGCCCGACCGGAGGACTGAAACCCTACCTACAACGGGGCGAAGACTGGCAGCACGCCATGCTTGACGCCTCGGGCGGCGGGGATTCCACGGCTCGCTCGGTTCTGGCCGCGCGCGAATTCAAGGCGAAGCGAGACGCGGGAGCGCCCATTACGCCGGAGCAAGCACTGGAAGCCGCCGACGCGCAACTGAAGGCGATTCCCGAAGGCTGGCGAAAAGTCCTTAGCCCGGAGCACATCGAATCCGCCGCCGGGCGGTATCTCGCCTCGGAGCTTGTCGCCGAGAATTTCGACACCCTTTTCAAGCACGAGAATCCGGGGAAGCCCTCCGGGAAGTCTTTGCCGGAGCGATTCGGCCGCATCTTGGCCAACCTCTTCGAGTCAGCGGGGGCAGACCCCTACACCGGGGCGGAATCGGAAGGACTGCGAGTGCAGCCGAAGCGCAGCGTGATGCAGGCGGTCAAGGAAGTGTCCACGGGCGTCCGGGACATCCTCGGCAAAACGGAGAAGCCGACGCCGGGAGCATCCAAGGCGCCCACGGAGCCGCCCAAGCCCGGAGCGCCGGAGCCTGTCACCGAGAACCAGACCCGCGCGCAGGAAGCCGCAGCGGCCAGCGGTGACGCTCGGGTTGCCGAGTTGGTGAACCGCATCGTGGAGAACCAGAAGGCCGGCGATGCGCCGCTTCGCCTGACTTACAAGTCGGTGAAGGGTCTGCCCGGGGGAGCCGCTGAAGCCTTCCGCACCGGCCGCCGGTCTGAGCAGGAGGCCGCCTACATCAAGGAGGGTCTCTCTTCGATGGACATGGACACGCGCAACGCGGTCCAGAAGATTCACGCGCACACCCGCTTCGAGTTCGTGAAGGGTGGGAAAGAAGTCCAATCCATCGGTTACTCGCTGGAAAAACTCGTCGGCAATGTCCAGAGGACCGTCGATTGGATTCGCAAGTCGGGTAACACCGAACTTGCGAATCAGGTGCCGTATGAACGAAACACCTTCGGCACTTCCCTGTCCGAGACGGGCTGGAACCAATTCATCTCCGACGTGCAGCGATACGCAGAGAATCAGCAGAAGGGTGGAACCGGTGCTGGCGCAGAGTTGAAGCTCCCGGCCGATGCCGACGCGATGGGCGTCACGGTGCCCGCCTTCGAGGGCATGGGCGCGATGAAGCCCATCGAACAGGGCAGGGCCGACTTTATCAATATGCTCATGGGCTTCAAGCTGCCCGAGACTACTCGTGTGAGTAGAGCCGGCGGAACGCCGGGCAACGTGGTGGCACAGCGAATTGCTGGAGCCAATGAGCAGCCTTTCGTCGCACCGCGCGTAAGCGAGCCGGCGACCCCGCGCGGCGAGGGCAAACCCTTCAAGGGCTTTTCCGAGTCCATCAAGGAAGTCAATCCGGTTCGCCAAGAGTTCGAGGCGAAGGGCTTGCCGGTCAACGAACTGGTGGAAGTCGTGGAGCGCATCAACCTCAAGCATCTCGACGCGGTTACTGCCGCGCCGGAAGTCGGCTTCAAGGCTGGAGTCACCGACACCATCCGCGCCGGCTTCATGCCCGAGAAGGCAGCCGACATCATCAAGCTGCCTGCGGAGGCATTCCGCGACGAGACGATTGCTTACAAGGGTAAGAACGGCGGCGGGCTTACCGGCATGGCGGTTGACCTCGGGGCCAAGATGACCGAGGCACAGCACGCCGACTTCGCGCAGGGTATGGAGAGCGTCAAGGGGGAGATTAAGTCTCTCATCGACGCGGGCGAGTTCCAATCGGCGATGGATATGTCGGTCAAGGGCCAGTTCTTCCGTGAGGCGATTGAAGCGGCCACGGGCGGCCCGCCGGCCGAGTTCGTGCGCCGGAAACTCAACCCGGAATATCGGGGCGCGTTGGAAAAGGGTTCTGAGACCAAGGCTTCGGAGGAAGACTTTGCGCTGGAGAATGATTTTGCCAAACGGCTGCTCGACGGGTCAGCAAAGATAGAAGAGTTCCCCTACTACAAGGACTACGAACAAACGCTTTCGCAGGAAGCCACCCTGCTGCCCGCGGGTGCCGAGAAAGTCCTTTTCGTGGGGACCGGTCCAGTTCCTCTCTCCGCGCATCTGCTGGCTCGCGAAGGGAAAAGCGTAACGGGGTTGGAGATTGACCCGGGAGCGGCGGAGACCGGCCGGAAGGTGCTGGCTAAACTCGACACCCCGGCAAGTGTGCTGGTGGGCGACGCTACCACGTTCAAGAACTTCGGCGACTACGATGCCGTGGTGCTTGCCCTTGAGGCGGGGGCTACCACGAAACAGAAGAACGGAATCCTCGCCAACATTCGTGAGCAGATGAAGCCGGATGCGGTTCTGTTGGCCCGCGGCGCGAAGACCGAGGCGGAAGGGTTTCCAACCCTCGGGGATGAGGTCAAGAATTTCAAGGAGACGGGAACGGTTGACACCTTCGGAGGACTGTCCCGGACTGCCCGGCTTGAAGTAAAGGCCATGCCGGAGGAAGGCAGCGACCGACCCGCGTTCTACTCCCGCCTTACCCGAACCGTGGAGCAATCGCCGCAAGGCCGGGCCAGCGGCGCACAGTGGAAGGCCACCATCAAGGGCAGCAAACTCGGGGCAAGCGAGGGCGAGATGGATTTGGTGGGTGTGAGGGACTTGGAAGACGGCACGACTTACACCAAGCAGGAAGTGCTGGACTACCTGAAGGCCAATGAAGTAGTGGTGAAGGACGTGACGCTGGGCGAAAAGCCGGAATACAAGTGGTCACAGACGAACCCGGAAACGGGCAAAGTGTCAGCGGACGTCTATTACTTAAAGGACGCCAACGGAAAAGCACTTAACGGGATGGTTTTTCTTAGCTCTGATAAAACGTGGCACGCCCGGTATAAGAATAATGCTACTCTACTGGGATACGACACGCCGCAGGACGCGATGGCTATGCTGGAGGAAGGGTATGGACTTCCGAATGATGTTAAAGCCCACTTCTCCAACTACCAGTTGCCCGGCGGGAAGGAAGGCAGCTACCGGGAAGTGCTGTTGACGGTGCCCAGTAACCGCAATTATTCCACGGACCCCATCGCCGCCAAGGTGGCTGCAAAGTATGGCATCCCCTATGGGGAAGCGTCCGCGCACAAGCTGGGTGCTGCGGGTGCCGACAATCTGGAAATCGCAAGTTGGATGGAGGGCACCAACCGAGGTGCCCGGGAAGATTGGAAGGACGGCCACTCGAACTACTCCAGCATCGCCAATCCCATCGTTCGGCTGCGCTTTAACGAGCGCACCACGGCGGGCGGCAAACGGATGCTTTTTCTGGAGGAAGTGCAAGCTCCGCAAAAGGGCGAGTTCGAGAAGATGCCCAAGCTGTTTCAGGACAAGTGGCGGGACATCGCATTCAAATGGGCGCTGCGACATGCGGCGGAGAACGGATTCGAGGCCGTGGGCTGGACTACTGGCGAACAGCAGGCCGCTCGATACGACTTGAGCAAACAAGTCACGGCGGTTCACTACAATTCGGAGTCGCAAAAGCTGACAGCCGAAAATCTGAATGCGCGCGTGCTCAATCAGGAAGGCGTTACGCAGGAGAAGCTCTCAGATTATATCGGCAAGGATGCCGCGGCCAAGCTGATGACTCAGGCACCCGGCCCGACCGGAATCAGGACGCTGCGCGGGGACGATTTGAAAGTCGGCGGTGAAGGCTTGGCGAAGCTCTACGATTCTGATTTCCGTAACGTGGTCAACAGCCTGCCCGCGGTGAAGAAATCCGGGCAGAAGGTGGGGACCAGCCAGATTGTAGATGGGGAAGCGTTCGCAACTGAATCCTTTAACGCCTATCTAAAACGCACAGGACTTTACACGGATGAAGGCAGAGCGTCCTATATGCGTGACCGCCTGAAAACACCAGAACCCACCGTCGGGGTTCACAGCCTCGACCTCACCCCCGCCATCCGCGATTCCGTGATGGCCGGACAAGCGGCATTCATGCCGGAAGGAACGACGGCTCGCACGCTGCCCGTGGAAGGTAAGTCCGAGTTCTGGCTTCGCCCGGATGGGACGGTCCTCCAAGACCCGAATAAGTCACACGCCCGCATGGGCGCGGATGAACTGGGCCTGAAGAAATACAACGATAACAAGCCGGATGACTACACCGCCGTTTACAATGAGATGTATTCCAAGGGCTACGTGCGGGGCTACCGGGGCGGTATGGACATCAAGTTGGAGAATCCAGACACCCAGAAGATGAGTCGGGCACAGCGCGCGACGGCGGAGGCTATCTCCTTCGAGATTGAAGCTCCCGCGCGATTCGGCAGCGAGGCGCAGTTCGGATTCAAGGGCAACGTCGGAAAATTCTTTTCGCCGAACGAACGGGATAACCCGGAAGTCACGAAGGTCATGGAGGAGCAGACCCGCCGAAAGACTGGCGAGTTTGACCCGAACCGTCAGGCTGCCGCGATGCCGGAGAAACCGCTGCGGGAGCCGTCTCCTGCGGATGAGGCCAATGCCGAGGAGCACCGTAAGTCGATGGCTGGCTACGAAGCAAGGGATGCAGCCGACCGAAAGTATTTCCGGGACCGCATGGACCGGATGGATTACCTCCGGGGCCAAGCCACGGGCGACATGATTGAAGCAACGGGCGAGGAAGCATGGTATGCCAAGCCCGTCCGGGAGCAGGAAGCCGCCATTTTCGACCGCATGGTTGAACTCAACGGCGGGAGCGAAAACTTCGACCCTCCCAAGAGGGGTAAGGGTAAGACCCAGTTCATGCCCACCGCGGATGAGTGGGAAGCCAAGATGGCGGCCATACCAGAGGGCACCGTCTTTACCCGCCCAGTGGAGGAAAAGAATAACCCGAAGGTATTCACCTTGGAGGCCCGTGACCCGAAGGGACGCCAACTTGGGTATGTCACGAGCAAGCGACTCCGGGATGGGTCCGCGGAAATCACGATGGTTTATGTTGACCCGGAATACCGAGGACAGGGAATCGGAGAATCTCTCGTGTCGCAAGCGGCGGAGCATTGGATTACTGATGGGGCCACCGCGATTGCCGCGAAGACGGTATCCCCCGAAGGGAAGCGGCTAATTGAGAAAACCCTCGGCACGGCGGAAGTAGAACTCCCGGAGGGAGAGGCGCGGCGTTACTCGGGGATGGAGGTCTCTCGTTTCATGCCAACCGCAGCCGAGTGGGAAGCCAAGATGGCGGCCAAGCGGGGCGCCAACAAGGACAAGGTTGAAGAGGTCGTTCAGGAAGCCGAGGAAGCCATCGGTATCGCCGGCACAGTGCAACTGAAGCAGGACAAGAAGCTGCCCGGTTCGATGAGCGGCGTGCTGAAGCTGATTCACTTCGGGGCTTCGGGACTCACGGAGACCAACCCGCAGAAGATGGGTTCCGGGATTGCGACCCCCACGGACATGCAGGGCGCCGCGAAGACCTACTTTTTCAATGAGGGGTCAAAGATGCAGGCGGACATTACCCTGCGCGACCGCGGGGGTAAGTATGGCGTCCGGGTTGACGGCAACGGCGTCTATGACTTGAACAAGGACGTGCTGGACATCCTCAGCAATCCGAACCGCTGGGCGCGGGATGAGACGCTCAAGAAAGCGGGCTACACTGGGTTTCACGTCAACGTCCCGGACGGCCGGGAAGTCACCATCCTCTACAAGCCGGTGGCGGTGACTCCCATCGACCTTGGGCGGGCCTTCACGCGCGCGGTGTCCGCTCCCGGGTCCAAGTTCATGCCGGAGCAGCAGGATACCTTCCTCGGAGAACTCGGGCAGGGGCAAAAGGAATACGACCGCGCGGCCCTCAACCGGATGACCGTGGACGACCTGAAGGCACACTATCCCGAGGCCATCGTGGGCCGTCCGAAGGGCGAGGAGATTTCCTCGAACGTAGAAGGCTCTCCCCTCGCCAAGAAGGCGGGCAGCCGGGAAAAAGCCATCAAGGCTTTTTCCGACAAGCTGGTGGAGTTCTACAAACAGAACGAAGGCGACCCGGCGCTGAAGGCAGGCGAGGAGTGGTATTCAAAATTCACCCCGCTGCTCAAGAAGGAGTTTGGAAAGGACGCTCCCATCTTCGCCGAGTTGCTCGCGGCGACCAGCCCGCAGACGAACCCGGAGGTCAATTTTGGATTCGCCTACGACGCATACCAGAACTTCAAGTCTGGTAATTTCGACAAGCAGGTTGCCAAGTTCGTCGAGGGTCTGGCCAAGCTGGACACGGGGGAACTGGCGAAGGTTTACGCCCGGGACCAGAAGGCCGGCAAGACCAAGGACAACCCGGCAAACCCTTCGGACGCTACCTATATCGCCCACTGGATTGACAAGCATGACTTGGTTCTGCGCGGCTCTGGGGGGAACCGATTCGGTCTGCATTCCGTCCCGGTGCTCCGCGTGCTGGCTCGCAAGTGGCTGGACCTGAATTCGGGTCCGAAGACAGCCAACTTCGTGAAGAACCTCTTGGGCACGGGCGACGAAGCGACGATTGACATCTGGGCCGACCGGACCATGCGCCGCGTGGGTTATGAAGGCTTCAAGGACCGCTGGCGGATTCTGCCAGAGAACGTCCAAAGCGTGACGGAAGCAGACTTCGCGTTTAGTCAGGAGGCGTTTAGCCATGCCGCCGGACAGTTGGGACTCAAGCCCTCCGCCCTTCAGGGTGCGCTCTGGTTCGCGGAAAAAAAGCTCTGGTCTGACAAGGGATGGGGACGCCTTGACCTCGGGGATTACCGGGCGGAAATGGCGAAGATTCCGCTCCTCAAGCGTGGCGCCGAACAACGGCAAGCGCACCAGAAGGCCATGAACAAAGCGAAGACGATGGAGGAGCAGGATTTGTTTCAATCAGGGCTTGACGTAAGGCCAAGGATGAAGCAAATTGGATACTGATATGAGCGCAACGAACGAACGACGGTCCTCTAAAATGGCCTTGACGAAACTCATGGCCGCTGCCGCGGTCATCGCAGGCCAGACCACGCAGGATTACGACCCCCTCTGGGCGGAGGTTGAGCTATCCCTTGCCCGAATGGAGAAGCCCTCGAAGAACCGCGAACCGGTTGTCCGGGGCCGCGCGAATTGACACTTCTCCTGCATGGAACCGACAATCGCTCCCGCCCCTCTGGCCGCTGCCGTGCAGGCCGAACCCACCGTCCTGCCCGCCGCTGGCACCACGCCCGTCGCACCAGTTGAGGGCGAAGCCGCTCCGCCGGCGGCTACCTTCCCGCCGGAGGTCATGCAGATTCCTGCCTTTCAGGCGCTTTTCGCCGGCCAGCCGCCAGCGGTGTCTGGTTCCCTGAAGGAAATGAACAAGTCCCCGGAGGCAGACGCTCTGCGAAAGCACAAGGATTTGCTGATGGAAGCGGGAATCGGGCTTTACCGGTCAATGTCCGGCGACACCGGAGTCATCTTCAACCAGTTCTACATCTCCCCCCAGCAACTCAAAGACGCGGACAATGCGGGCACCCTGATGGAAATCGCGCCGTCGATTCAAGAGGTCAATCAGTCCGTGGCCACGTCAGGAGACGCCCACCCCGTTCTGACGCACTCGGGGGAGGTTCCGGGGTCTTTTGCCAGCGCGCCCGCTCCGACGATGCCTACGGCCTCCGCAGCGCCGGGGCCAAGCCCTTCCACAACTGGCAAGCTCGCCACTGCCCGGAAACAGCAGGTGCTCCCGGGTTCTCCTACCTCTGGACCTCGCCCGGGCGGCGGACGGGTGCTCAATTCGATTCTGAAGCAGGTCGTGTAAACGACCTCTCCCGCTCGGCGTCGATAACTTCCTGCTCGTTGGCCCGGTCGGTGCCTCCGTCGGCATAAACGTAGGCCCCCACATGCTCGCCACCAATCCGCGGAGTTGAGAACTCTTTGGCCTTTTCCTCGGGAAAAAACGAGAAGCCGTCGTGGATAAGGCAGTCACCTACGATTCGAGGATACAGGTGCTCCGAAAGAAAGGGCTGGTCTGAGTTCCTCGGCATACCCACCTGCCGCCCGCGGTCCAGCCAGTCGCGCAGCCTCGCCCGGACATCCCGGAAACTGTCTGCTTTGATACCATACATCCCCGCCATGACCCGAGAGTCATGGCAAGGATGGTCGCGCATAAGGTGGGCCGTCTTCCCGGAAGCCACCCACTCCACTACTGCCGTGGTCTCCCGCAGGGACGGGCTAGAGTCAATGTCCCGGACAAGCAGCCGCTCAACCTCCGGGTCTTCGGCCGCTAGGTGCCGCCAGAATTTACAGGAGCCCGGCTCCTCTTCTACCCTGACTATCTGGCAACCGAGAGCTTCTAGCCGGCGTATGTCGTCGGTTGATTCTTCCCGAGACACGTAGAACCGATACGTCCAGCCGGGATAGTATTGCTCCCGGAGTAGAGCGTTGCGAAGCGCGCCGACCCGATAGATTTCACGGGACCCCCAAAGGGAAAAGGCAACCAAATTCACAGGACCGGAAAGGGAACCGAATACGGCTTCTGGTCCGGGATGCCCTTGAATCCTTCCAGCAGCAGGTCGTAGCACGCGCTACGCCCATATCCCGGGTGGACGAAGAAGAACTTCTGCGACGGCGCGCACGGGTTGAAGGAGTTCATCAAGCCGAATCCGTCCATGCCCGGAAAACCCCCGTTGATGATGACTTCTCCCTGCGCGTGCGGCAGCGTGATGGGCCGGTGAAAATGCCCGAACAGATAGTAGTTTGGAGCCTTGCGCCCGGCCTTGGAAAACAGTTGCGAGGTCGTGGACACCTGCCGCGCGATGGCGTGGTTCGGGATGCCCAGCGCCTTGTCGCCGCCGCGAAGATGGTCCCCGTGGCCGGCGAAGAAGGTGAAGCCCTGAACATCGAACAGCGCGAACGGCTGCTTGTCCAGATTCCACTTGATGCTAGGCACGTCCTTGGTCAACGCCTGCACGTAGGCATAGAGGAACATGTCGAGGTTCGAGTAACGATTATCCGTCGGCATCTTGTGCTGAGTGCTCCACCGAGGATGGTTTCCCACTGCCGTTTCGATTTCCACTGAGGGGAAGTAGGGCGACAGGTTGCGGAGGAACTGGGCGATTGCATGACCGGCGCAGTAGAACTGGGTGAACAGAGTATTCGCCTGCCCCGCCTCGACCGAGTGCGCCAGATTGCCGTGAATCATGTCGCCAATCATGGCGACAACCAGCTTGTCGATGGGCATGGTGGTGTGGTCCTGCCTGATGGAGATGATGCCCGTCTCCAGCCGGCGGAGGCGGCGGAGGAACTGCGGGAACCCGTAGTTGCCGAAGCCGAGGGTCTGGTCGGCGTCAATAACTTGGCCGCAGTGAGTGTCCGAGAACATGAGGACCGCGGTCTGCGGGCTGCTCTTGTGCTTTGGCGTCTTGGTGTAGGAGAAGGGTGCCGGCTGGTAGCTCTTCGGCGCCAACTCGTGCGCAATGTCCACCAGCACTTCAGCCCCGGTCTTCACCGCGCGGGCCTTCGACAACTCGGAGGACAGGCGGACCGATTCGCGGCGCCAGTATTCCTCTTTGCTCTCCGCGCCGGAGACTTCTGCGGAAGCCCTTTTCCCCAGTTTGTTGCGGGTGATTATCCCGGAGAGGGCATCCACCGAAGTTCCGAGGGTTTTTGCTATCTCGGTGCGCCCCTTGCCAGCGGCAAGTAGCTCGGAGACTTGGTTGAGGGTCTGCTGGTCTTTCTTTGGTCGTGGCATAGGAGTCATTTGACTGGCATTCGACGCAGGTTTTGAAACGCCCATTTCCAGAGATGGAGGGCATCCACCGCGTTGTCGTCGAGAACGCGGTCGTAGTGGGAGTCGAAAAGTCCTTTGGGGTGCGGCTGGAATCGGCTGGACACGGCAGCCTTGGCCATGCCCGCCTTCTTCAGTCCCCCGCTGCCCGCGAATTTCTTCAGCGTGGCGACAGGAACGCAGTCAGTGACAACTTCGTGCGCGTTCGCGGCCAGCCATAGCGCCGCCCGGAAGGAGGACCACAGTTGCACCTGATATGTGTAGGTGGCAAATTCCACGTCCTCGAAAACCACAATGTCCACGGGAAGCTGAGTCAGCCGATGCGTCAGCCAGTCGTAGAAGCGGCCCACGCGCGGGTCGTTCCGACGGGTCATGCGGGTGATGCCCCAGCCCCGTATCTCCTCCTTGGTGGCGAGGGCTTCGGAACCCACTTGAATCTCGGACTCGCCGTAAATACCGTCCCGGCCCATGCGGCAGTAGGCCCAGCCGAAGGTGGTGCCCAAGTCGATTGCGAGGATGGACGGAACTTTGAAGATTTCACTCATGCGATACCCCCATTGCCTTTCGTAGTTTTCCCAGCGCCCGGGCGAAGGTGCTCTGCATGGCCGCGCGAGACACGCTCCGCTTGTCGCCCATTTCGCGAAAGTTAAGCCCCTCGCGGAAGTCTGCAATGACCGACTGCTCTTTCTTCGTGAGGCTCTTCAGGTGCGGCTCCAGCTTGGCCCAGAGTTCCGCCCAGTGCATCCTGTCGAAATCCATTGTCTCGCTTCCGCCAATCTCGGGATTTTCTTCATGGTAAAGGTCAATCTCGCCGGTTTCCGGGTGCCCCTCCCGGCAGACTTCCAGAGAGACTCGGGTCATGCGGGGAATAATATCCACCGCGCTGAACGCCCGGAAGACCTCGCCGCGAATGTAGGGCTTGGCGTAAGCGAAGAAGCGGCAGCCACCGTTCGGTTTGAAGTTCTTCACGGCCCGGCGGAGGGCTTCGTAGGCAAGACTGACAAGCTGCCCTTCGTCGAACTTGTTCCGTCCGAAGTGGTGGGCGTAAGCGTAGCCCTCGCGCATGGAGTATAGCACGAGGTTTTCCCGGAAGACGGCCTTGGTCTCCTCCGATTCGGCCCCGAAGATTTTGGAATAAAGGTCAGCCTCAATCTCCGGGGAGATTTTCTCAGGCCATGCGTCAAAAAGATTCATATCAAAGATTATCCGGGTCTCCTTGGGGGACGGAGAAAGTGGTGTGGCGGGAGTCCAATTCAAATCGTTTGAAGGTCCAGACGCGCGTTCGGCGCGAGCCAGTTTCGGCGGAGCACTCCAGCACGCCCTCCTTGTGAATGGTTTCCAGATGCCGGTTCACCGACTCCAAACGGAGCGCCCGCAAGATGGACTCATTCAGCGGGTCCGAGAAAAGCAGACGATGGAGAGCATTCACGGTCCCGCGCCAGTGCTCCGCTGTGGGGTTGTCGTGGAAATATCGGCCAAGGGAGTCAATCAAAAGCTCGGCGAACGGCGCCGCTTTTGAGCCTTGGTGCGCTTTTTCAATCATGGACGGCTCGTGGTGCGGCTTGGTGCCAAAGCGGGACTGTCCGACAAGCTCCGCCGGGGGTTCCCAGTCGGATAGCCAGCGGCCGAAGAACGGAATCTCGGCGGCGAGGGTGCTTTGGATGGCGTAGCGGTCTGGAAAAGTTATCGTCGGGGCCGACACGCATCGGAAGAACGAAAGCTTGTCCGCGCTCGATTCATCCAGCGTCGGCAAAATGCGCGTGGCCGTGTAGTCGAGGTTCAGGGTGATGATAATGCGGCCCATCCACGGAATCGTCATCGGGTGCTCGAACTTCTTGTGATAGCGAAAGTTGTGGTTGGCCGTCATCTTCTTCAGGTGACTGCCGAAGCGGGAGCGGTTGGCCTCGGTGTCAATCATGGTCTCATCGTCCAGAGACCAGACCGGGCTCCCAAACAGGTCCGCGCCGAAGTTGTCCTCTCCCATCATGAAGTCGCGGGCGTCCGCGTATCCTCCCATGAGCCGGCCGACGACCTCGCGATTCAGCAGCGTCTTGCCGATGCCCGGGCCGCCGGCAAGGAAGATGTTCTGGCCGGCCTGCGGCAGCCCGACAAGAGCGCCCTTGTAGAAGTGCCGCAGCCACGCGAGGAAAGCCCATTTCTGCTCCGCCGGGTCGAAAATGGTGTCCAGCAGTTTCGAGATGAACGGGAACCGGCCAGCGTCGCCGAAAGTGGTAGCCTCTTCCGACGGGCGGACCAGAATGTCGCCAGCGAGGTTCAACACCCGGAGGCTGCCCACTTCGTTGACTCCCCCTGGATGGTAGAGCATCGGGGCCGCGCCGCTGATTCGCGCTTGGTTGCGAATATGACTCAGCGCCCGGTCAACCTGCGCGGTGCCTGACGAGTCGGGCTTTGCCGCCAGCCGAATGTCGGTGACAAGATGCGCTCGAAAGTCCGCGGGCGTCTCAAAGTAGAAATTGCCGTCAGGCAGTTTCCGCCAGTATTGTCGGCCGTCGAAGTAGCAGTTCGCCGTTGCGGTGCCGATGCGGTCAATCTCATACTTTTTGACGAATTCCGCGCCCAGCAATTCGGACCACGGATAGAAGGGGCGCTCCGCGTGCCCCGAGAAGGAGTAAAAACCGTTTTTCTTGAGGATGGCCGACTTTTCGGAGGTCGATTCAGGAATCCAGAAGGACGGGCCTTGCGAGTCGAGGGCGAAGGAGTCGGGCCAGTTAAAAGAAGGGTAGCGTTTTTTCAACTCCGCTTCGATTACGTCCAACGGAATCTCCGGGCCTTCCGCCGGCTGCTTGAAGTGATAGTCCCGCGCACAGGCCACCACGAACGCCTGCGTGACCGTCTGAGGCACGTTTCCGTGCCCGGTAGCCTTCCAGTCGCACCCATTGCAAAAGAGGCGCTCCGGGGCTTCCAGCGCGCCTACGTCCAGCCCGGGGAGATATTCCAGTCCGAAGAACTTCTTGGCCGCCTTGTGGACGAACAGGGAGAACTCGAAGGAATCCACCAAGACCGGAACCTCGAAGACGAAGACCAGCCGGACGTTCCCGCCGACACTGCGCTCGGTCCACGTCGGCTTCACCGGAAGCTTGGAGATGCCGCGCGCAAGAGTTTCGTCCAGCATCGGGACATCGTAGTCCGCCACCAGCCCGTGAAGCAGCCGGGGCGGGTTTGTTTTGCTGGGCCGCGCGTTCGGGTTCGCCGGTTCGACCGCAGTGTAAAAGTTGTGCTCCGTGCTCGGGTTCTTATACCATTCCTGCCGGGCGCTCTTATTCTGGCGGACGTGCGGAGTCAACGTAACGGAGGGCGTGACAAACTCCCACGGCAGGCCCGGTGATAAGTCCAGCCGGGTCAGGTTGGTGGTGGTGTAGAACATCGGTTACTGGGCGCAAGATGGGGGGCGGGTGTCGCCCAGTCAAGCACTATTTCATGTAATGATGGCTCGTTTGCGCTTCGGCGGCAATGGGGCAGCCCTTCAGCCATGCCGGCGTCTGGCTCATAATCTGGACGATTTCCTGCTCCGGGTAGTCCAGTGAAACCTCGGTTACTGCTTCGTCGTGCGCTGTGAAAAGGCATCGAATCTGCTGCTTGGTCATGTCCACCAGTTGCACTCCGAACACGTCCCGGGCCGTCGCCTGCGTAATGTTCTCCGTCAGTTTCCCGCCGTAGAAGCCCTTGCGCTTCCCACCAACATACGCCGTGTAAACGACCTGTTTCTTCGGCTTCCCTGTTTCCTTGTCCACGACAATCTTCATCTCCGCCCGGACATCTTCGTAGGTCATCTTGCGGCCAGAAGGAAGGACCATCGTGAAGTCATGGCCAACGGACGCCTTGAAAGCCTCATCCAGCGACTTCCACATATTCACGATTTTTGGATTGCGCGCCCGGAAGTCGGCCACGGTTTCCTTACTGAATTTCCCGTAGCCGCTGACGATGCACTCGTCCCCGGTGATGGGGTGCTCGACAATCATGGTCTTCGGGTCGTTGACCGTGATGTCCAGCCCGGCCAGCGTCTTCGCCATCCCGATGAACTTTTCCCAACCGCACTGGTAGCCGAGGCCAAGCTCGCGGGCCTTGGCCAGCGCGTATTTGCCCTTGTCCTCTTTCTTCAGATTCCCACCGGTCCAGCCCATCGACTGCCGCGCATGCGCTTCGTAGGGCGACATTCCTTCGGAAACCAACTTGAGTTTATTGGTGTCCTTGACCAACCAAGCAAGCACGCGCGGCTCAATCTGCGCGAGGTCGGAAATGACCAGTTTGTGCCCGGGGCGGGCGACGATGAGCTTGCGAATGTCAATGGCGCTACGCACCCACTCCGGCCAAGTGCCCTCTTCGTCGTGCTGGCGCATGGCCAGAAAAATCCGCTGTTCGTCCGTCTCCATCAAGCCCTTCTCATTGCAGAAAATCGGCTCCTTGCGGGGATTCTGGACGTTGAATTTCCCATCGCCGGACCAGCGGCCCGTGTGAGCGCCAAAGTATTTTAGCGCGAAGGGCATGACCGGAAAGCCCTCGCCATAGACCAGACGCTCTTTGATGAGGAGCATCTGCTTGTAGGCTTTGTTGACGGAGCGCCACGAACTCAGCGCGAGAATCCACGGGTGCTTCGGAGCGTAAATCTTTTCCCACTTCGCGTAATCGTCCTCATACTTTCGGAGTGGGGGGCAGGGGATGCCCGCCCGCCGGCAGGTTTCCATCGCGGCCTTCGTGCTGGTGGGTTTGCCTGACGGCTCATCGTTGTCTTCGTCGTCTGCGTCCTTCACCCACGGAATCAGTTCCTCCGTGTTGTTCAGCATCTCGAAAAGCTCGACGATGTAGCGGTTCAACAGTTCCACGTCAATGTGGACGCCCTTGCGGCCCTGCTCAATCGTCAGGCTGGACAAGTCGCGCTCCACCTGCGGCCACCTGTGACCGTGCTCCGCCCAGATGCGGTGGCAGCGCCAAGCGTCCTTGCGGGCGTATTCGAGCATGACCTTTTTCTGGTCCGGCGTGAAGTCAGGCCAGTGCAGGTTGTTCGCGTCACTGCGCGCCGACTTGTCAACGCGGTCATTGAAAAGCTTCAGGCTGGCGTCCGCGAGCGCCCGACGGTTGCAGAGGTAGGTGGAGAGATTCGCGGTGCAAATCCATTCCTTCGGAACCACGCTCGCCGGGATGAGTTTGCGGCGCTTCATCTCAGCGAAGACCTCGGAATCGAATCCGGCGTTGTGCGCCAGCAGCGTGCGACCGTGAACCTTGTCCCAGTTGAACTCAGTGGGGTGCCCCGCCCACGAGGTTTCCCCGTCCGAGACGGAAACCATGTATGGGTCGAAGAGAGCGTGACTTACATAATGAACTGGAAGCATTCGAGTCAACGAGTATTTCAACTTTGAACTGTAGAAAGTTTCAAAGTCAACGGCAAGGGGGACGCTCATAGTAGTTTGGTTCGTAGATACCAAGCCCGCTTCCGAGTGTCAAATCGGTTCTTGTTTTCAGCAATCCACCGGTTGTGTGTCTGCTTTGACCTTTCCTTATTACCCAGATACCACTTGGAGGTTCGCAGGCACGCGCATGACTTGCAGATATTACTACGCCCATCCTTATTCCCCCGGTTGCGATGGAACTCTACATCTGTTCGTTTGCAGACAGAACAGCGTTTGACTGGACTCTCCTCCGCCATACGCTATTCGTCTCCCTCTCCGCCGTCGTCGTCCTTCGGGGGCAGCGGCTTCTCCGACTTCATCTCTCCGTGCTTTGGGCAGTGGGGCAGCCCGACTTCTTCCATCCACTTGCGGGACAGGCGAACGGTATATCCGCACTGCGGGCACTCGCACTTGAGTTGCCGGCAGGTGTCTTTCTTGGTCAGCGACTTCATGGAGTCCAGCTTCCCGTTCGGGTAAGCCCCCAGCTTCTCCGCCCAGCCCTTGATATATTCCAGTAGCTCCGGGCCGGCAAACGTCGCCGTCATCTTTCCGTCGAGGCCCACGGCCAGCGCGCACTTCTTGAAGACCTTGCCGTGCTTGGCATCCAGTCCGACAACCGCGTGAACAACTTCGTGGACCAGCGTGGCAAGAACATCGTTCTCGACGGTCACGTTATTGAGCCACGGAGAGATGAAGATTTGAAATTTCTTGTCCGAGGACGCCTCGCTGGCCCAGCACTCGCCGACGCGGCGCTTCTTCGCAGCCAGACCACTCTTCGAGGGCCAGCCGCAGGCGACCTGCAAGTTCACGGGGACTTCGTAGTCCTTGCCTTTGAACAGCGGAGTCATCAAGGCCACGGCGGCGAGGAGCCAGCTTTCGCGAGTTGCGTGGGCAGCGGGGATAGGTGTGTCTTTCATGTGGGCGATAGACTGAAGGAAAAAATCGGGAGTGTCAATGAAAAATCGGAGGAAATTTTCATCTCCTCCGATTACGAATTCACGCTGCGATTACTCGCCCGCGTCCTGCGCCTCTTCCGCGGTCTGCGCGGCCACCGCTGCCGGAGCGAGAAGCTCCGCGACCCAAGCGAGGAACGCCGGAGTATTGCGGTCCTTCGGGACGCACGAAGGCACCCAAGCCTTGTTCGTGCCGAAGGTCTGTTCCACCGCCGTCATGCTGAACGACCAAGACGGATACCCGGCTTCCTTCAGGCAGCCCGTTTTGCGGGCCGTGAAGAACACGCGCTTCGCAGCCGCCGTGTAGGCGGTGCCCTTCATGTTCCACAGGCCGAGGGCGACCCGCTTGCCGTCCACCGTGTAAACGAAGACCGCTTCGTCCTCTTCCGTGCGCGGCTCAATCGGCATGAGATGCGCCGGGCGAGTGACCACGACCATCGCCGTCGCGAGCGGCTGGAAGAGCTTCATGCCCTTCAGTTGCTTCAACTGCCACTCGGCGTAATCGAGCGTTCCACCGTTCGCCGTGACCTGCTGCTCGGTGTTGCAGATGATGCCCCGGGCGCCGCCCACCGTCTTTTCGACGTAGCGGATGGGCCGGAAGCCGAGGACCGTGATTTCCACCGGGGCCGTCGCCGCGCGGATGGTGTTGCCTGTCTTGGCATCGAACTTCGGGGGAGTCCAGATGCTCGTGTTCATTCCGAACACGATACTGCCGGGTTCAAAGGTGTCTTTGATGAACCCGATGTTCTGCGAGATGTTGACGGTGGGCAGGATGATTTGCGCGAAGGAGGGCATATCGTCGCCCAGCATCGGGTCGGCCTTCCTTGCCACGGCCATCCCGGGGGCTTGCGCTGCCTCTTCGGCCGGAACACCAGTTCGGCGGTTGAGAGCCTCCGCGTTCGCCAAGTCGGCGGCCACATTGGCGTCATCGGTTTGATTACTGAAGTTTACTTCACCCATAGGTTTTTTGTGTTGTCCGTATTGTGTTATGTCGCTTGTTGTTTGTCCTTCTTGACTGCGACGGCTTTCAGGAAGGAAAATTCTGGACCTTTTTGCATCGCACCGCTGGACAGGAGCGCGGTCTTGAACTCTTCGATTTTGGCGGTCTTGGTTCCCCGGGGGGCGGCGTCCGAAATCAGCCCTTCGAGATTGCCAAGGCCATACTCCGCGATGCCCTCCAGTTCGGCGGCGGTGACATACCGCTGGGCCACCGTCTTGAACATCGCCTTGTCCACCAGTTCCCGGTTCGACTTTTTCTGGAGAGTATATCCGACAGGAATATCCGACTCACCGCGAATCACCCGGTCAGTCGTGATGCGCTTGAACGCCTCCGCCCAAGTGACGACAATCTGCCCAAGGCGCAGGCAGAGCGCCGTGTCTTTGGAGTCGTGCAGGCTGGTCGGCGTGATGTTGTCCGGCACTTCGCCGGGAAAGAATTTGTCGGCCACCTTCAGGACCAGCGCAGCGACCTTCGTGCAGCGCCCGATGCGCCCACAGAAATTACAGACCGGGACTTGCGGTAAGGCCCAATCGAAGTTGCCCATTGTCCGGGCCGTTTTCACCCGCTCCACGATGGTCGTCACGCGAAGATAGAGTGTCGGAGCTTCGTGGCGGAAAAAGGTGTGCTCCGTGTAGTGGTCGATGTGCGGCTGGAAGAAGATGAAGCGCACTTCGTCCACGTTCGGGAAGAGCTTGAACAGGCCCAGCGTGTAGGCGATGGCCTGCAAGTTGTTCGCCGTTTCCTCAACAGGCCACTGGCCGAATTTCCAGTCCATTGCCAGTGCGTGCTTGCCCGACAGAATCACAGCATCCACGAAGCCGCCGGTCGTGCAGTTCGTGTCGATGAGGGTGAACACGCCTTCCTTGTGGTCCCCGAGAATGTGATGCTGGCGGTTGTCGATGGGAAGATAGATTTCCCGCACTTCGTAAACGAGTCCCGGGTCCGGGTTGCCGCCTGCGATGATGCGCTCGCGGGCTTCCATGAGCAGGGTCTTTTCCCGCTCGAACAAGTCCATGCACTGCGCGACGGCCGCGGCCTCTTCGTCCTTCATGGAGCCGTCATCGTGGCCCGTCTCGCTCGCGGCGTGCTGCTTGGTGCCCCGCTCTGCCGCCTCGGAGGTTCCTCCCCGGCCAGCATAGCAGGGACAAGCTTCCAAGTTCTGCAACTGGCTCGGAGAGGTTGGGTGGTGCGGACGCTCGTGCGCGTTGTCCTCCGCTGCGGCTGCTACCGCGGCAGCAGCGGATGCTGGACTTGCTGGAGACACGGGCGCGGAGGGGAAAGCTTCGGAGTGCGTCGGCGGTGAAATCGGTGTATCCAGTGAACCGGGGACGATTTCTTCGTCTCGGACGAACATTGAAATGTTTGTGTGACTCATAATTTTTCTTCCAGTAAGTCGAGTGTTGATGCTTTCGACAGGCGCATGAAATCAGGAAAGAAATCCCCTGTCAAGAGGGAATCCAAAGAATTCACCCGCTTGTTCAAAGTTCGCCTCATCTGCTCTTCATACGTCCCGGCAGCGAGGATGACTTTGTAAATCGCCGGGGACTTGCCGCCCACTCGCGGCAGCCGGCCAAGCACCTGCTTGAGCGAAGTAACCTTGTGCATGGGCATGACCAGCCCGACGCGAGGGTGCCCGCCATGCTTGTCGTGCAGGCTTACCGCCACGCCGCCAGCTTCGTTGTTGGCCACGATGACCCGGCTGCGGTTCGATTGGAAATTCTCGATGCACTCCTGCCGGGCTGCCGGGCTGCCGGTTTGCCTTCCGTCAATCAGGCAGGTGGTGTGCAGCCGGGCGCAAAGTTCGTCCACCGTCTGCCGGTAGTTCACGAACAACGCGACCGAATACCCCTTGGCCAGATAGTCGCGGGTCAGTTCCTCGGCCACGGGCACCTTCATCAATTCGAGCTTCTGAAGGATACGCAGGATTTTCGTGAGTGGGTGCTCCGGGTCCGCGTCAAAGCTTTTCTTCTCCTCCAGCGCCGCCAGAGCGTCCGCCATACTCCGATAGAGCGAGTCCACTACCTGCGGATTTTCAATGTCGTAGCAGTCCGCGGTGACGATGCGCTCCGGGAAGCCCGGAATGTCCGACGTGCGGACGCAGACACCGCGCGAAGGGAAAATCTCGTGGTGGATGTCCCGCATAATGCCCACCTGTTTGTCCGCTCCAGCCAGCCAGCGGAAGCCCTGCATCCCGGGGACAGTGCCGCACCTGTGCCGGCGTGCCCAGCGATAGAAGTCCGGGCCGCCTGCGTGCAGCCCCAGAAGCTCGCCAAGGCCCCAGAGGTTGAGAGGGCTACAAGCGGGCGTCGCCGTCAGGGAAAGCGTCTGGATGCCCTGCCGCTTCGCGGAAACGAGCATCCTGCCGTTCAGTGTGTCGATGCCCCCCATCCGGTGCGCTTCGTCGAAGACGATGCGCTTGACCGCGCGGTTCCAGATGAATTCCCCGTAACGCCACTCCTTTTTCTTCGGGATGAGGCAGTGGATGCCCAGATGGTGCGCGTAGCACGGCTCGAACTTGTCCAAGTCCACGATGCGCTGACAGCACTGGCACTTGAAAAACTTCTCCGACAAATACCCGGGCGGCGGCTGGTTCTTCCATCGTCCGAAGGGCGTGCGCCCGGTGCGAACCATCTCGATGCCCATCGAGCTAACGGAGTCCCCGAAGTGGTTCGCGGCTTCCTTCCACGCTGACACGACAATCTTCGGGCACAGCACGAGCGTCGGCAGCGGGCGGGCGGCGAGAACGGCAGCGGCCACGTAGGTCTTGCCGGTGCCTGTTTCGGACCCGTCCAGCAGGTGCGGGGTGTGTTCCCACAAGTCGGCGAGATGCTGCGCCGGCCCGGGCTGGTGGGGCAACAGGCCGGTGAGGATGGACGGCGGGAGCTTCAAAACTTCTGTTCGATGTCGAGGAGGCGCTCGGGGGT